CCCAGATTCAAAGGCAGCGATGAACCGGCCTCAACGGTTCAGAGGGTTGGCAACTGACCCGGGCGTGCAGCGTAAAACGCCAAGAACAGTTATCCAGCGGGAGAACAAGCCGAAAGGCCCGCGGCTGGAAGAACAATTAGGGATAGGCCAGTGACCGACGCCAGAAGCGGGTCACTGGAAAGCATCACCACTGCCCATTCAATGAGTGGGCACTGGGATGTAAGGCCTTCATCAAACGAAAGGCTCAACTGAGCAAAGGCGATATCAATGGAATGAGGAACAAACCATGACCGTAGACATCAGCAACTTCACCATCGCTACCCCGCTCCCAATTTCTGACACAAACCCAATCTCCCTTGACTTGATCGGCTGGCGAGCGCTGCTCGAATGCCCTGACGTCGTCTCGATGCTTCCTGACGGATCGCTGCAGATGACGGCACCAACCCTCGGCGCTTCCAGCAAAAGCGTCCATCGCACTCGTTGCGAATGGAAAGAGCCTGGCTACTGGTTGTTTTCGAGTGCCGCAGACCATTGGAGCCGCCAAGAAATGCGGCTGACAAAGGTCAACTCTCTGCAGAAGGTAGTGATCGGCCAGATTCATGTGCAGGGCTCAGAGCGCCCCCCGGTGAAGGTGTTCTGGAACAAGGGCAAGATCACCATGGGCTTCAGGTCGAGCTATCTACAAGACGACCCGGTCAACACGACCGTCTTGGAAAATGTGCCACTCGGCGCACTTTTCAAGATCAATATTCACGCCAATTCCAGCGGTGCTGTTTCGGTTTCAGCCAGCTGCAACGGCGCTAAATCTAGCTCCGCAATCATGCGGCTCGACAATACCTGGGACACGAAAACTCTCGCCTTCCATGGCGGCGTGTACAACCAGATTGATTACTCCGAAAGCACCGATCCGGAAGACGGTTCGGTCTGCATCATCAGCGACCTTTCCATCACTCACGCCTGACTCCGCCCGGTTCTGGACGCGAAGCCAACCAACATCACGTCAGCTGACGAGAACTGGCCGATCACCTCAAAGAGGCTGCATCGGAATGTCGGCGCCCCATGAAAAAAGCTGATCCAGGCCAACTGTTTGTATGCGAACGGGCGGACGTAGTTAGGCATCTTGGTCAGGACCGACATTCCAATGCAGCTTCGATAGGTGGCCACTGCCTGCCCAGTGAGCGAGCTATAGGAGCTACCGCTATGAAGTAGATCAACGATTCACCTGCGTGGCACAGCAAGCCTGAAGGCTGCGCCCAACACTCATACAGGCAGCGGACAGTAGGTCGTCGATGTCACCGCGCATCGGCCGGTATTCCGGTAGGCCACCCCATCGCACCAGAACAACTTGATGCTGCAAACCCAGGCCGTCGCCAGTAGCGGGCCTGGGCACCCTTCCCGACCAAACCCGCATGCACTCCCCTCCGCGCCCAACGGCAACCAGCGGAACGGATGAGTGCAGCCGAGTTTTGTTGGTTCTCACATCAAACGGAGATTGCCATGCATCCCAGCATCCAGCTCGGCAATAAAGTGCGCGCAGCGCTGCGCATTCGCTCACGCATCGCCACAGAAGACCTCTACGAGCTGATTGGCCGGCCGGTTCCGGTCACGAAGCTTCGCTTCATCGTGAAGCCGGTGGGCGTTGCGTTCTTTCATGTCGTAGACAGCCGCTCCGGCAAGGCCCGTGGCTTTCGTCGCGATCACAACGAGGCCTGCGCCCTAGCACGCCGACTGGAACAGCAGGAGTAGACCATGATTGATTTTCTCGAAACGGTCGAAGGGCCGGACTGGCTGCACGATGCGATCAATGCGCTGATCTGTGGGGACAACGTTACCGCGCCGCGTGCTCACGGCAAGTCGGTTGCACTGGTCACTCCGCAGTCGCTGTGGGAAGCGCTGGCCGAGCACTTGGGTGGGCAGGAACACATCGCTCCACTGCTCACCGACAACCGCGAATATCCGATTGAACGCCTACTGTGCGAGATCGTCGCAGACGGCCGCCGAGTTCATGGTACGGCCTACGATCTGACGTGTGAGGCGCTGGGCCAGCCGAAGGGCAATCACCCCACTGCACTGCACGATGTCGCCGAAGCACTGATTCAGCCTCACGCCAATGAATACGGCCGGGCTCGCGCCGAAGAACTGGAAGCTGAACGCGCGGCCGATCTGGCCGAACAACGCAAGCCCGATGCCGCTTGAACTGATACCAGGCGCAATTCCCTCATAAGGGGATAGATTCGACCTAGCTTGCATAGCAAGCAACTAATCGAATTCGTCAGCCAAATTTTCGAACTCCTTTGCCAGGGCTCTTAAAAAGTCCGCATCTCTTGGCAGTTGAATTCGGTTCTTGGCGATTTTTGCTGCATCCCCTCCATACATGACACTGACTGAAAAACGGTCCGAAAGGACTGTAAGTCGATCAACCTGTATCTCGATATCTTTTCCTTTGTCTCGAACAGCCCAGAACATTTCTGTCTCTGGAAAATCGAGGCGAAATCCGGGCGGTTGCGTCTTCTTAGTCATCTCTCACTCCATCGATATATGAGCGCGAAAGCTTACAGCACCTTTATTGCGCCGTATCAGAAAAGACATCCATTCCCACCCTCTTTTACGGCGCTCGCAAGTGGCGCGAGGTATCCCATGTCCGCAAGCACTGAACTGGCCGTCGTGCCGCCGAAAGAAACCGCCCTTACCGTCTACAGCGCCGAAAAAGGCCTTGAGCCGTGGCTTCAGGTCATCCGCTCCAAGATCGATGGCTTCACGCCGGACATCAACACCCGCAAGGGGCGTGAGGCGATCGCCTCAATGGCCTACGCCGTCGCTCGCTCCAAAACAGCGCTGGACGATGTCGGCAAGAAGCTCGTCGCCGACCTGAAGGAAGTGCCGAAGAAGATCGACGCCGAGCGCAAGCGCGTTCGGGACACCCTGGAAGCCTGGCAGGAAGAAGTCCGCCGGCCGCTGAACGAGTGGCAGGCCACAGAGGATGCGCGGGTCGATAAGCACAACGCGGCGATCGAGCGAATCAGGCTGACGGCCATCGACTTGGACGGAATCACCGCTGAAGACCTGACCGACAGAATCGCACAGCTCGAAGCAATCGCTTTGGGCGAAAGCTGGGAAGAGTTCGAAGCTGAAGCAGCCCGCACCAAGGACAAAGCCCTTGTCACTCTGCGCGCCGCCTTCACCGTTCGCCGGCAATACGAAGCCGATCAGGCAGAGCTGGCCCGCCGCCGGGCTGAAGATGAACTGCGCGAACAGCAAGAGCGTGAGGCTCGTATCGCACGGGAAGCCGAAGAGCGAGCCCTGCGCGAAGCCGAGCAACGCGCCCAAGCCGAACGAGAGGCTGCCGCCCGCCGCGAACAGGAACTGATCGACAGCGCCGCAAACGCCAAGAGAGCCGCCGAACAGGCTGCCCGCGATGCCGAGGCCGCCGCTGAACTCCAGCGCCGTCAACTCAAGCTTCAGGCTGAACAGGCACAACTGGCAGCTGAGCAGGCTGAAGCCAACCGCTTAGCAGCGGAGCAACGTGCCGAGCAGGCACGCATTGCAGCCGAACAGCGCGCAGTGCAGGCCGCCGAAGCCGCCCGCCAAGCCGAGATCAAGCGACAGAAAGATGCAGCTGAAGAAACCCTGCGTCAGGAGCGTCTGCGGGAGGCTGACAAAGAACACCGCCGCGCAATCAACCTCGCCGCCCTGGAAGCCTTTGTAAAAGGCGGCATGACCGAAGAGTGCGCAAAACAGGCAATCACTTTGATAGCCAGTCGCGTGATCCCCAATATTTCAATCCAGTACTGAGGTCGCTATGAGCAATCTTGCAGTGACAGACAAGGTCGAGCGCTTGCCGGCCATGCAAACCGAATCCGCCACGATCATGGCGATCATCCAGCAGGTGGCCACCAACCCGGCCGCCGATATCGACAAGATGGAACGGCTGATGGTGATGCACCAGCAGCATCAGGACAGACTGGCGAAACAAGCATTTGATGCCGCAATGGCCGAGATGCAGAAGAAGCTTCCGGTGATTCGCGAGCGCGGCACTATTCGCGACAAGTTCAAGAACGTGCAATCCACCTATGCCCTCTGGGAAGACATCAACGAGGAACTGAAACCTGTTCTTGCAAAGCACGGGTTTGCTCTCTCGTTCCGTATCCCTCGCGGCGCCAGCGGGGTCGAAGTCGAGGGCGTACTGAGCCACAAAGAAGGCCATCGTGAGACCACGTCAATACTGCTTCCCGCTGACACCACCGGCAGCAAAAACGCCGTCCAAGCGGTCGCGAGTTCAGTCAGTTACGGCAAGCGTTACACCGCAGGCGCCCTGCTCAACTTCACCACCACCGGTGAAGACGACGACGGTCAAGGCGCCAACAAGAAGCCCGAACCGCCGGCAGAACCAGTTATCACCGCAGGCCAAGCCGCCCAGCTCGACGCACTGCTGAAGAAATGCAGCCAGGTGCTGCAGGACAACTTCGCTACCAAATACGGCTGCGCAGCCAACGTCTTCAAATCCGAGTTCGATGCTGTTTCAGCTCGAATCTCCAAAGCGGCCAGCCGGCCTCAGGAGTGAGTCATGCAAATAATCACCGAGATTCAACAGGGCACACCTGAGTGGCTGGCGCTTCGCCTGGGCATTGTCACCTGCTCCGAGCTCGACAGCTTGTTGGTCAACGGCAAGGGCGAAGCGGGATTCGGCGCCGGCGCCTTCACCTACATGAACACCTTGATTGGTGAGCGCATCACCGGCGAGGCGGCAGACCCGTTCACCGGCAACCGCCACACCGAGCGCGGCCATGAACTCGAAGGCGTGGCGCGGATCCTGTACGAGGACCGTGAAGAGGTGAAAACCACTCAGGTCGGAATCATCCTGAACCACGGTATCGGCTATTCGCCTGACTCGCTCGTTGCGGACGATGGCCTGACCGAGATCAAAACGAAACTGCCGAAGCTGCAAGTCGAAGTAATCCTCGGTGGTGAAGTCCCCAAAGAGCATGTCGCGCAGTGCCAGGGTGGGCTGTGGGTTTCGGAGCGCGAGTGGATTGATTTTGTCTGCTACTGGCCGGGGATGCCGCTGTTCATCAAGCGCGCTTATCGAGACGAGGTGATGATTCGCAAGCTGAGCGAGCGAGTCAAAACCTTCTACGAAATCCTCGACGAGCGCATGAACAAGGTACTGGGGATCGCAGCATGATCAGCAATCACCTCAACCTCATCGAACAGCAGCGACAAAGCGCTGAATCAATAAACGATCGGATTGCCCAGTATTTGGACGCTGGCGGGCAGATCGCTCAACTCCGAAGCCCGCCGCGCAACCCGCTGCCGCCTCCCCGCTCACAGAAAATCGATCCCGACACGATCCTCAAGAGAAAGCCCAGGGCGTTGTCGGCCGCTGATCGAAAGGCTCTCCGGTTAATGGCGGACTCACTATGAGCAAGCGCAAACCGCACAACCTCAAGGCCCGCATCGACCGGTCCTGTCGTTCGCTGTTGGTCGCCAACCACGTCGCAGTGGTGAACATCGATCCCAGCGGCCACCAGGGCATGATCAATTACAAGTCGTTGAAGAACATCGCTCCCGGGAAGATTGGCCAGGCGGTGTGTGGCATCGCCCACCGCTGGACGATCTACCTCAGCGCTCTCTGTATTGATGCCCGCGGCGATCGCTACAGCAAATCGATGGAGGTGGCGCCCGACGGCGTCTACCTCTCCGACCATCTGGAAGAGGTGATCGAGCATTGCTACAAGAAGCTGCGAGACTCAGCCAATCAAAGCCAGATGGTGGCTTCTGGCTGGATCGCTATTCCAGACACTTTATCGCTCGACGAGGCTCACGCAGCGCGGATTCTTGAAGCGGTTGGAGCCTGGAATCAGGTCAAGGTAGCAGCGTGAGACGCTTCCGCGTGCAGCAACGCAAACGACAAACCTGGCTGGCGATGCCGGCCAGCGGCATAGAAGAGGTTGGCCATGGCCAAGAGTGGACAAGAGCGATCGGCGAAGGCCGCCGAGAAGCGAATCCAGTACGACGAGAAGGAACTGCGGCACCGGTTACGGATCGGCACCCGGCAGAAGCTTGATGAACTGATGATCTGGAACGGCATCGAGGAAATCAACGAGGCGGTGCAGAATCTGATCCTGAACGCTCATGCGCTTGGGTCGACGCTGTCCTACCAAGCGATGGAAAGCCCGCGCCACAAAGTGCAGATAAGTGAAAACGTGGCGCGGATGCTTCAGAGCGAAAGCCTGCTGATGATTCAGCAAGATCCGGGGGATGAG